CGATTGCGCTCTGTAATCTCTTAGCCTTTAACTGCGCGGCAGTTTCTTTGGTCAGTGCCTTAGAGGTTGTTAGTGTCTTTTTCTGTACCGCACTTGAAGCAACTTGGTTCTTATAAATGTCTGCATAGATCCCGCCATAATTGGCATTTGCTTTTGCATCTGCTAACTGATCTGCGCGGGTTGCTGCCTGTAGGTCTCGAATAGACTCTAAAGGATTTCCAGCAGCAAAAATGCTTATGTTACGAGCAAGACGGGAAACCTTGACGATGACATTACTTAAACCAGAAGAGAAACTTTCAATTAAAGCAATGGTTTTAGGCAAACCTTCACCACCGCTTAAAGTACCCACGGCTGTAAATAAAGATTCGCCAATAGCCTCAGAAGCATTATTAGTTGCAACTGTCAATTTAGCGATAGAACCTGCATAACCGCTCGCCGCGTTTTCTGCCTGTCCTTCGAATAAAACCGCTAAGCGAGCACTGATTTCTTCAAAGTTGCCAGAAGTAAGTTCTGCTCTACTAAGACCAACACCTAAGCGACCTAACGCTTGAGTTTGACCAAGGTAAGCCTTTTGCAAACTTTGTGAAACTTGAGTCAAGCTTCTGCCTGTTCCTGCACTAATGTCTAAAGCAAGACTTAATAACTTTTGGGATTCCGTAATTGATGAAGTGGCGCGAAGCAAGCGATCCATTGCTGGGCGAAGTTCATCATCTAAGACACCAGTTTGTTGTTCTAAGTTTGAAATGTAATCATTGACTTCTTTAGAAGAACCGCCAAAACCAAGGCTCAGATTCTCTAATGTCTTAGTTAAAGATTGAGCCGCCTTTTGATCTTCTGCGAAAGCCTTAGCTGCAGTTTTGCCATAACCAGTGATTGCTCTAGCAGCAAAAGCAAGACCCAACGCACCAGCTAGTTTTTTGGTGCTTTTGACTAGCTTCTCGGTTGATGTCTCTGCTTGCTTGAAAGCCTTTTTGCCAGTGAATTCGGCGGCAATATCAATCTTTACATCTGCTGCCATTTAGCGACCCCCTACCGAGATACCACTGCCGCCGCCTTTAGCGACAACTTTTTCAAAATTAACTTTAGAGTTTTCAATTGCTTTAATTACCGCTGCTGTGGCTTTGCCTTGATCTTCTGCAAAAGCCCTGAAAATTGCGCGACCTTTCATCTTTTGACTAGATCGACCGACCGCGCCTTCTTTGCGAACATAAGCATTAGTAATTTGTCCACCCATTGCATCAATAAACTGTTGCCCTGCATTAGGGTTATTGCTAAGAGATTGACCTTTACTTCCAGAGCGGATTGTCTTGCCAAAATTTGTGTGCCCGGGAGCAACAACTTTTGCCAAAGGTGCTTGCGGTCTGCCTTGCGGATTCTTACGCCCAGCAGTCTCATAAATAGCACCAGAGACGGAAGCATTCTGGATTCTTACGAGTGAACGAAAACCAGAGCGATTAGGCTTAGATGGCGTTGTCTTATAGCCAATGCCACGCTTTGCCTCAGATGATGACCAGACTCGTTTGCCCCATGCACCTTTTTGGTTGCTGTTAGCCCAACCGCTTAACGGAGCAGTTGAAGGAATAAATCCTTTAGCTCTAGTAGTAATTGGCTTTAAAATTGCGCCTAATTCTTTTTGAGTTTCTTTAGCAAGTTCAGGTGTGAATTGTCTGAGAGCCTTGCGAAGCTCAACTGCGCCCTTTACGCTTGCTGGCATCGCTCACCTCTTTCGCTTCATCTTTGAGCCCTTGCACTAATGCATCGAGCATATTCTTATCTAAATCTAATAAGTGCTGTGGCGCAATCCCCAACCTAATGCTCAAGCGAGCAATGAGGTAGGTGAATGGAAGATCGCGCTTTAAGCTAAAGGGTCTGAGTCCAAGACTTCGACGGATTTTAATCCCTCGATAAACTCAATTCCAAAAGGCTTAACAGTTTCACCTGTCCTGCGTGTTACTTCCCATGCTAACCAATAGACATCGCTCTGCTTTTCTTCATCGCGGAACGCCTTATGAAAGCCCTTTTTAGCGTACTGCTCGAATGAGTACTCCACTGCTGGAGTGATCTCGCCTTCTAGTACGCTTCCATCTGTACGAACTATCTTTAGTCTTGCCATGGTTTGCCCCTTTGTTAGTTTCTTACGCTGTTGTTACTGCGATTGTACCTGATACATTCCAAGTTACGCTCTGAGTTGATAGGTCTGCAACTGCACCATTTACAGGTGTGATGTTATTGACCAAGCATGTCATTGTGTAAAGAGGGTTAGTAGCTGATACAGCAGCAGATGTCTGCTTGAATGTGACAACTGTGTTTGTTCCCCAAGTTGCCTGAAGTGTCTGAAGTGTCTTAGCTGTTGCTTCATCGTTCAAGAAGTCGATTGAAATGCTTGATGCTTCCAAGCCCTTCACGAAACGATGACCTTGATCGCCAAGTGCTGTGACCTCAAGCTCGTCAAATGCTCGGTTAATTGTTACAGATGTAACTAGTGTTGAGAGATCTACCGCATTAACAGTTAGAACTCCAGTATTTGCTAAATAAACTGCCATTTGGATTATTCCTCTTCTTTCTTAGTTACTGGCTTTGGTGTTGGTGCTGCTGGCGCAACTTGCCCGATCTTTTCGAGAAAGGCTGCGTTTTCTTTTTCCCAATCGGACATTCTTAACTCCAACTCGTTAGGATACTTACGGACATCTCGCAACTGAGCAGATCGCCTGATGCAGCATTGAGAATACTTGGTGCGCTGACTGCGCCCACATTACAGACTAAAGATGATGCTGCAAGAAGTGCGAACACGCTACAAACAGTATCTTCAATCCCGTTAAGATTGCCTTCGTTATCGAACAAAGGTACAGTCATAACAATCTTAAAGTTAGCCATGGGTGCAACTGAAATCTGTTTATTGTTATTAGGTGTCAGATAAGGATCATCTGGAGACACGATCACAGAGTTAGCAAGAACTGTTGCAGGTGGAAAGGCGAAGGTCTGCCACTTAGCATTGTTTACTAGAGCAGTTGCCAAGGTGGTTCTAAGAGTGGTTATGGCTACTGGCATTAGCCCACCATTGAATTAGGGCTCAGCGCGTGTGCGATCAATCCTCTTACCTTAGCGAGTAGCTGTGCGCTCATTCGATAAGGTGAGGGCTGGAAATCAACAGCATTAGAACCTGAGAGAGTAGCGGTTCTTGCTTGCCAGATTTCAACAGCGATCATCAAAGCTGCTTGCTGGATTGCCATGTCTAAAGCCCAGTCCACATAAGTGTCTGCTGAGACTGTGCCAAAAGGTTGGACTGGATGCTCTACTGCTGGCACATTGTTATTGCCTGTGATGTTATAGGTGATGTTGTAATCGCCTACTCCAGTGAGAGTCTTTGATCCATTGTGCTTAGATCCGTTGCCAGTGATAACTACTGTCTGACCTACATAGAAAACTTTTTCTACTTTGTCCTCAAAGTAAAGAGTGCCAGTAGTGGCTGTGTTGCTGTGTGCAATGTTGAAATAAGAGTTAGTCCAGAGCATAGGCAGTAGAACTGCATCGGTTGCATCACAGACTTCTTGAAGGGTGGCATCTGGGTACAGCGTACCGACTCCGAGAGTGCTGCGGAGTTCTGCGACTGTAGTAAGTGCCATGATTTCCTTTCTAAAGACTCTAGAGGGTCAGAGGGCTACTGACCCCCTAGAGCGTACTTAGTTACCTATTTTTATTAAGTTAGGTTGAACTTACGAACGCCCTTACCTGACTTAGCAAGATAGATTGCTAGGTATCCGTAAAGGTTGATCTCGATTTCGCCTGTTGTCAAAACATTAACGCGAAGTTGTGTCTGTGGTGATTCCCAGACATATACTGAAGATGGTGCAACCAAGAACATTGAGTTATCGATTACGCCAGATGTTGTGATGTTGTGATCAACGATTAGATCAGTACCAAGAACATTTCCGCGAACAGATGAAGCTACTGCTGAACCTGAAGCGTTCTGTGTTGCGCCCTGTGCTGAGTACAATGCGCGCCCTGTTGTATCTGCGAATCCAGCGATTGCTGCCCAAGCGTCAGTCGAAGCAACTAGCTTGTTAGCAAAGTCTCCGCCTGTACCCTTGTAAGCTGCTGCGCCTTCTACAGAGATGAATGACTGTAGTCCTGCTGCTGTTGCTGCTGTTGTCGCTGCTGTTGTTCCTGCTGAAACATAAGCTGCTAGAAGTGCTGCATCTGTTGCCTTCTCGTAAGATTTACGCAACTCAGCCATCAAGAGTTCCATAAATGCAGGCTGGCTGCGATCTACGAGCTCAAAGCTCACGCGGTTGAGCGCACTGAACTTGTTGATGTCAATCGTGTCATAACTTGAGGTCATCCCTGTTTCAGATGGTGCAGCACCTTCGTTAGTATCTGCAGTTGTTGGTGCAACGTTTGCTGGATCTGCATTGGTATAAAGACGAGGAACAGTGAAGCTCATGCCACTTGGTAATAGAGCTGATCTTGTTGCTGCCTCAAATGCTGGACGGCCAGTAAATGTGTCTGTGATAAATGTGTCTAGGTGTGGTGCAAGTGTAAGACCTGTGTTTGTTGATGTTGAGTCATCGGCTGCGCGAACTACGCGGCGTGCTTCGTCATCACCAAGAGCTGCCTTGATGTTTGCTTCTAGGTACTGTGCTGATGTAATTGGTGCTACGCGCTCGCGCACGAATGTAGTTGCTGTCACTACAGTTGGGCGAGCAGCTTCAACCGCTGCTGCTTCTACTGCTGGTGCTGCAACTGTCTCTGGAGTATTCTCCACAGCTGTCTCGCTTTCTGTTGGTGTGATTTCTTCTTCTACGACTTCTGGAGTTTCCTCAGCCGCTACATCAATAACCTGAGCAGACTTAAAGGCTGGCTCTGTTACTAATGAAACCTCTAGCAATCGGGCTGCTGATACGAACATCACATTTCCCTTTTGCTTTGACTTAATTACTTCTACGCCTACTGATAGACCTGATTGCAATCCTTCTTCTGCAAGGATTAAAGCTTCTGAACCACGATTAGATTTTGAGACTTTAAAAGAAGCGTAAATGCCATCTTCTTGCTCTGTGAACTGTGTGGCTTTTCCTAAGGGTTGGCGTGAATCATGCTGATTAAGAAGTCGCACAGTCTTAGGATCTTCTGGAAGTGCGATTGCGCCCTTCTCGAATACGACCTTACCTGCTGAAGTGTTGCCGACTTCGCCTGTGCCTGCTGGCACGATCTTGCCTGAGATTAAGCGTTCTTCAACATTGGCAATAAGCCCAGCTGTGAAAGTGATTACTTGGTTTTCCATTATTCGAGTCCTTCGCTGCCGTTAGGTGTTAAATCTTCCATCTCCATGGCTTGCTCAACTGTGATCAAGCCCAGAGATAACATCTTTTCAATTACTAGCAATCGCTCCATTGGTTCAGTTGCTAAGAATGATGAATCAACATCAAAGCGAACTGCATTTCCGCGAGCAGTAATGTCATCCATTGAGAGACGATCTTGAATCGCATTTACATAAGGCGCAAGGCTCATCGAGAAGAATTGCTTGCGCTCATCAAGCACATTTGCATAAGTCATCGATGTGTTGGCTTCCGCGCTGAGAAGGTACGCTGGAATTGAGCATAGTCGAGCAATTTCAGTTGCTAGGAACTGCTGTGCTTCGTCATACATCATATCTTTTGGAGAGAATGATGTTGGCTGGTATTCCAAAGTAGAAGTTAGATAAGCAGTGCTGCGATTGTTGCGAGCATTCTTCCATGCTGCAAGAAGTCCAGCGATCTCTTTAGGATCTAGGTCTGCGCCATTGTTGCGAAGGACTCCAGATGGCATTGGTGTGCTTGCTGATAAGACTGCTGCTTTACGAAGATCGATTGCAGCTCTAATTGTTTCAGATCCGCGTTCTAAGATGCCTTCATCAAATGATTGGAAGGTAACAATTGAACCAAGACCTGACATCGGTACGGCAACCGCATCGATAAAATACTGAGTGACAGTCATGCCGTAAAGGTCTGTGGTAAATGTAACTTTTACATTAGGTATCCATTGGAATCGAGATGGTCTGCCATCTTCTGCATAAACTTCTGTAACTTGCCAGTAAGCCACGCCGTACATCATCAATGAATCAACAGTCCACGCCATTGTTACAGAGCGCGGCTGGTTAAGTGCTGGCTGATCAACCCAAATTGGATTGCCTAATTCTTCACCTGTGGACTTGCGATAAAGGTTAAGAGGTAGTCCACCGATAACGCCTGAAAGTAAATTACGGCATCGAGCTACAGATGGAACAGACATCGCTTCGTTGCGAGAGACTCGCGGAAGGATGTAGTTGTAAAGTGAGTTTAAATTCTCACCCATAATAGAAGGGGCATATTGCGCTAAAAGCGATGAACGCTTATCTTCAGAGATTGCTTCAGTTTTGCGAAATAGACCCATAGACAAATACTATACCATTTGTCAAGTTAATACACAATGTGCTATGGGTGTGTCTAACCATAGATCTGTGGCTTAGGCTGTGGAATCATCAACTTGCTTACTGCCATTGCAATGCCAATGGGTGCGCTTATGTCTCCAGCAGACTTTCGCTTAATGATGCGCCACGCGCTGTCATTGACCTTAGCTGCACAATTGTTCATCTGCTGTATGAACTCAGCCTGTCCATTGTGAACTACTCGATGATTGACCAAGCCTTCTAGTAAGTCTCCACATGCTTTATAGAACTGCTGTCCAGAGACATCTTCCACGATCACGCCAGAATTGGAAAGCCTGTCCGCAATAGTTTGTGTGGCGTACTTGTCAAAGCAGACTAGGCGAGGCTTATATATGTCACACCATGCCTTTATACTTGCCGCCATCTTTAACTCATCGATGGCAACCTGAGAGCTATAAGTTTCCAGAATACCGATGCCGATCCGTCCATCTGGAAGCAATTGACCAGCAATAAGCGACCCATTGCGCCTACTAGGACTGACATCAAAGCCGAATACTGTGTAAGCACCAACAGCCATCTCTAGCTCAGAGTCAGATGTTTCTTCTAAGATGCCATGCGGCCATGGACTACTTAGCGAGTCGATCCACTGGCAAAGAGTCTCAGTGCGAGTGTTTTCAATCGGCGAAGTAGCAATCGCTTCCTCAATCGCTTCCTCTGTGATGGTGTATCCCAAAGAGGGGTTAGCCAAAGCCCATGCATCGCGGTCAGTTATTTTACAATATTGAGGTGCCGAGTATTCGTAGAAGCCAAAAGACTTTGGTGGGTAGTCGATGGCTCGTTCTCTGAGGTCATTGAGTACAGTCGAGAAAGCATCTCCTGCATTGGAGGTAAGTAGCGTTTGAGAGTTTGGGTGAGCTCTAGTCGTAGGAGTAGCAGCTCTGAATCCATCTTCTGTGATTTCTCGGACTTCATCGATGTAGAGCAGTCCATTGACTGAGCGTCCACGAGATCCATCTCTAGTCGCTGCCACAACATCAAGCCTTGCTCCAGATAGCATCTCAATTGACTCTGTGCCATTAGCGTGTCGTATTTGCTTAACAAATCCTTTGAGGTGGTCATTTGTCTCCAATAGGTGAGTGACTTGTCTGAATGTGTCTAGTGCCATGCTTCTGTTCGAGCTCATAATAAGCACATTGGTATTCCACTTTATAAGGTGTGCAAGTATCAGCATTCTCGCTAGGTGGGTCTTGCCGTTCTGTCTGGCTACCAATATGAGGTTTGTCTTACGAATCCACATGCCTTTCTTGTCCACAGTAAGCATGTCCTTCAACACGAACTCTTGCCATGGCATTAAGTCCATCTTCACGATAGCGCATAGGTCTTTTACATCTTGCAGCTTGTTTTCGCCTTTGAGAAGTGGACTGTGAAGCCTCGGCTTGGTTGCCCCTCGTAAGGCTTTGGACTTCTTGGGTTTAGTTGTCATTGATTTGGATTAGGTCGGGTCTTAAACGGACTGTCCAGCATCGTCTCGGACTGCATCGGGGAGGTATAGGTTGA